CTACCTATTGTAACTTCAGTTGCATCATCAGTTGGTTGAACTTTTGTTACCTTATCACCCCCACTTACTGGTATTCCTGCTCGATTTAACTTATCAACATTTTTACCAGCACTGGAGATAGTTGCCTCAGTCCCAGCAGGATACTTAGGGTCATAGATACTCATTTCCATGAGTATTTCTTCAAATTTTTCCCTCAGAAGTTTTTGTTTAAAAGATAACACTCTGTCTCCCAAAAAAGGTTACACGTTCCTAAGATATTTATAATTAAAGAGCTCTAGGGGATTCTGGATCTGTATCTCTTCTGAGTTTTTCAGCAGTGGTTACGAACACATCTGGTGAGAGATCGTGCCAACCTATGGTAGATCCTTCTTCCATCTTTTCAGAGAACACATTACCAAACTGGTCTTCCATGATGTAAGTTGGATAACCATCATTAGAGTGGAGCTTATCTGTGAGAAATATAACATGAATCATCACACCAAGTTCTGGCATGATGTAGTATTGTCCAACCTCAAAGGTCAGAGCGGGGGGATATTCTCTTTTCTTTTCTTCTCTCTCTTTTCGATAAGATGAGAGATCTACAACATTATTCTGGCTCACCTGTGACTTTCAAGGGGTACTCATGTTCTCTAGCAGATTCTAATACCTCATAGATTTTTTGTTCTGCTATCTGGTAGTCGTAAAGACCTACACAAGCAGCACCTAACTTATGTATTTCAAGTGTTATCGAATTAGCCTCATGTTCATCCTTGTTAAAAAATGCTCTGAGTGTCCATGTGACAAACTCTATTGGAGTGTAATCATCATTATGATATATCACTTTATATTTACGCGGAGGGGGAGTTTTTCTTGGTTTTTTCTTTGTATCAGAACCATCTTTATCTATTACAGTTGAGTTAGATTTCATCCATCTCCTAGAACAACTTTATCTGTTGCTGATGGTCCAATTGCTTCTCCTTCTCCTGCAGATGAAGCATAAGAAAAAGTATTAGTCAACTCATTCACATGAACAAATGAAGCATTGAAGGATATACTTCTTCTTACAAAATCATCTTCAGTTTCGTATGGATATACAGTATGTAGCATGTGCTGTGGAAAAATGAAAAAATCGCCAGGAACTGGTTTACACTTTACTGTTCCCTTTTTTAACTTATTTGTAACACCAGCATCTCCTATAAAGTATATACAACCATCGTCATCTCTTTCTGGTTTTACTGATGGTAAAAATTCTGGGACTTTCAAATACATGACAGATGATATGTCACAATCAGTATGAATGTGCACAGGATTGTACTCGCCTGGTTGTTGTTCAACAATCCACATACTCTTGAGTTGAATTCTCCAATCCTTTTTCATTTTTTCTACTTCACCCCTATAACTATCAGTTGCTTGTTGTACATGACAAGCAAAAACATATTCAAGAACCATATTGACAAAAAAACCAAAAACTTTATGTTCTTCTAATACTGTATGAGGAATAAGATATTCTTGTTCGATTTGACCAGCAAGATTTTTACCCCATGAAGTTTTTTCTTCTCCCTCTATTATTTTATCTGATATCTCTATCATTTTGTCGAGAATCATGGGAGGCAGTTTAGCTTGCATAATAACGTCTGCCCAAGGACGAAATAACTCATAATTTATGTTGAAAGACTGTATAGGTTCTTGCACAGGTTGTTTCTTCTGTTGTCTTTCTTTTTTTCTTCTCTCTGCCCTATTCATAATCAAATCCTGAGAAATCTCTTTTCTTAAATTTACCCCCTGTTGCAACATCAAAAGAGGGAGTATCATCCTCTACTTGACCTGTATCAACCAGAGTGTCTTGTGCTGCTTGACTAACATCAAACAGTTTCATCTTTGCCCTGTCAATACCAATTACAAACTTTCGATTTACAGTTGGGTCATTATATCTATTCTTTAACTGTTTGACCATTATCTGTCCAAGTTCTTCCATCTGTTCAGTAGATATAATCGCAAACATAAGATCCGCCGTAGCAGGAAGTCCGAAAGACTCGCTAGTATCTTCCAGACCAACATCAGTATTGGAATATCCAGATCTTGTCGTTTGAGTTGCCGATACGATTGGGATCTTATTTTCCACAGCCAAGCCACGAAGTTCTTCAGCAATGGATTTGATATATGTGTAAGAGTTGACATTTGCCCCTGTTCTTATTCTTGAAGAAGTACAAATATTCAAATAATCAACAAAAATAATATCTGGAATAAATGATCGTTTCAGATTCAACTCATTCAACAATGCACGAAAATGGTTTACATTTGCAGATGCAGTTGGATACTCCTTGACTATTAGTTTTCCTTTTGTTGTTTTACTTAGATTCTCAATCTTTTTGTCATACATATCTTTAGACAGTGCATGGAGATCATCTACTGCAATATCTAGCAAATTAGCATCAATTCTTTCAGCAATTTTCTCCTCTGCCATCTCCAATGTAATATAAAGTACATTTTGATTCTGAGATAAACATGATGATGCAACATGACACATGAACAGAGATTTACCTACACCTGTTCCAGCTAAACATATATTCAGACTTTTTTGTGGGAGTCCACCTTTTGTGATTCTGTTGAAGTAGTCCAGATCGAAAGGAATCTTCTCTTCCACTCTATGATAAAACTCAAATCTATCATCTGAATCGTCAAGATAATCGTGGCCCACATGAGGATCAAAGCTAACACTAAGGGCATCACTAAGTATTTCAGGAATGACTCCTTTATCTTGATCAGATTTTTGACTATCCAAAATCGAGATAGATTCAACGACTGCATTGTAGATTGCCTTGTCTTGACAGAATTTTTCTGTTGTGTCCAGTAACCAGCCAAGATCGGTATGTTCTTGTGTATCTTTTGAAATGTCATCTAACAACTCCATCGTTTCTTTGAACTCTTCCTCATTGATCTTTTTCTCTTGAAGTTCAATCGAAAGAGCTTCTTTAGTTGGAAGAGAGTTGTATTTGGTTACAAAATCATTTACTGTACCATAGATGATTTTCTCAGGATTGCGTGAAAAATAATCATTCTTCAGAAATGGTAAGACTTTCCTTGTGTATTCTTCATTTTGTAATAGATTCCCCAGAATCGTTGTTTCTACTATCATTAGTGTCCTCTAGTAATTCTAAAATTGCTTTACCAATGTTTTCTTCAAATTTCTCTCCTTGTGCATCAGATATTGTTCTCTCTCCAATATCTGATGGAGTAAATATTATATCATATTTGTACGTGCAATTCAAGGAACCATCATCGTTTAAACTGTCATCAGTAACGAATCCATGAATCTTTAAGATAACATAATGAAATGGCCCTTCTATTACTTGGATACATAAACTTTTGTCATTATGATCTTCAGGATTAGGGACAACTTTAAACCAGTTATCCCTAAGTTTTGGAATGTATTTTTGCGGAGATAGATCAGGCATTAGATATATCTCTATCACCTTTCAACTGAGCATCAGGCCCACCTGTAGTATCTATTTTTAAAACTTCTTCTTTCTTTACCTTACGTCTTTCTCTTATTGCCTCAGGAACAGCTTTAGGTTTCCATTCATTTGCATCTGGACAAATGACATTGAAAGATACTGCTCTTCTGACACCCTCACCAAAAAATGGAGTTACAGAATGTTTTAGCCAAGAAGGAAATATTGTAAACTTTCCCTCTTCTGGAATGACAATATCAAGTCCTTTGGGTCTTATACTTTGAAGAGGATTCATATCAACGTATCCAGGCTCGTCATGATGAACCCAAAAATTACCTTCATCATTCATTGTAGAAACTTGTTCTGGCACTTTCAGATAGAAAACACCAGCAACTAGTCCATAATGACTATGTGCAGGTATGTAATCATTTTCTCTTGAATCAGTTGTCCATATCTTATCTATCTCTAAGTTGATTTCAGAGTAATCTACTTCCATGAAATGAAGTTGAGAATGGACCAAATATCCTCTGGCCATAGTCAAAATATAATCATGCATTTCTTTTGGAAGTGAATCTTTGGGTACAGCTATTTGTGTACCCTCAACCTCTCTGTAAGAATTTTGAATGTACAATTCATCAAAACGATTCTCATAAAGATCATCTATAATTTCGTTCATCTGATCAACTAATGGTCTACGCATCATTGACGTTGCACCATAATTGTACCTTGGATAGAATGCCACTTGTGTTTCATACTGTTCAGCTGCCATCTTCTTCTCCTGTTTCTTCTATTTCCTCTGTTCCTTTCCCATAGGAAAATTCTTGATCTGCTACTTCATCAAGTTTGGTTAAAAGTTCTTCTGTAAAATATTTTTCTGGATCACTCAAGATTTGTTTACCATATAGTTTAGCACCATCTGGCATCTCATACCTTGTTGATACTTTCTTTATTATATCATACTTTTCAGCTAATTCAAGTAGTCCATAATAACGACTTAACCCTTCATCATAAGTCAAAAGAACATCAATCTTTTTGTTTTCTTTAGTTAATCTGGATTTAAAATTCTTACAATGAATTACATTTCCAATAACATCCGTTCCTACTTTTTCTTTTCTTTTGGATAGAAAAACAATATTTGATGCTGCATACTGTAGACCAGAACCACCACCCATTACATCTTGTGGAAACATTGTTCCAACTTGTTTGTAAGTGTGATTGGTTACCAATAATGGAATACCAGCTTTAGCAAGTTTAAGTGTAAGAACTCTGAAAGCACCTTTGACAATTCGTGCCTTGGTCATGTCCACTTTGTCTGAACCTTCTGATACATCTCCAACTTCTTTAGCAGTAGATAACATACCAAGACTATCAAGACAAAGTAAAAGTGGAGAACCATCTCCCTTTTCTATGTGTTTGTCCACTATCCTTGAACATTGTGTTGCAAATTCTTGAATAGTTGCAACTGGTAATAATATAAAACGATTTTTGTCAATTTCTTTTTCTTCAAGCATCTCAGGAGTCAGAGCGGACTCAGACTCAAAATAAAGAACACCCCCGCTAGGATTATCTGTAAGAAACTGTTTACAGATGCCGAGTAGAAAAAAAGTTTTTCCCGTAGCACTCTCTCCTGCAAAGGCAGTGATTTTGTTTGAAGGTAAACCTTTCTTAATACTCCCACTAAGAAGAGCATTAAGAATATAAGAGCCAGTGTCGATGTATTCATTTACATTCCCCAACATTCCTTCTGAAACTTTTGATGCATATTCATTTCCTGTTACACTAATTAGTTCATCTAAAAAGTCACTCATTATTCGCCTCGATCATTTCTAATTGTTCTTTTGAAATTACGTCTACATTAAACGCAATACCTCTTCTCTCTCCTTTTCCTTTAAATGGGTAGACTTGGTGATTCAATGTACTTGGCCAAACATATAACCAACCAACTTCTGGTGTGACATTGAATTGAGTTGTAGTGGAAAAGGGATCTGCACCACCCATTCCAGTAAACACTATCTGACCATCTTTTCCACCCTTTATGGCCACACCTTGATCACCAATCGAACCCTTGAGATCTGGAACTTTTAGATACAAACAACCAGAAATTTTACAAGACTCCTTCTGATTTGCATGACCATGTACTGGTATGTATTCATTCTCTTTTTGTTTGACCACCCAAGCATCAGTTAGTCTTGAATGCCACAAAGTGTGTGGTCCACCTGGCACTATGGTATCCAAATTACTTTGGACATTTCCATTCTTCAAAATAGTATCTATGTAGAAACCAACCATCTCCATGAGATAACCCATCACATCATACTTTATGAATTTATTATCTGGAATTGTCCAAGGCACAGGTATGACTCCACCCTCATGATTATCCGTATTAGCCGCGGCTTCATCTAAAACTTCATTACTCAATGCTAGAAATTTTATTACCTTGTCCTCTGGCATTTCTGTACAACAAACCAACTGGGCCCAAGGACAATGCACATACCAATTTTCACCTAACCTCATATAACCCTTAATTAGTGGTTGAATTATGTTGTTCAATTATTGCATCTAGTTCTTTCTTAGAAATTACATCTGCATTAAAAGATAAACTTCTTCTTTCACCTTTACCCCTGAACGGATACACAGCATGTCCTAAAGATGATGGAAACAAATGTAACCATCCAACATTACTAGATTTAACATTTAAAACTGGAGCAGTGTTCCATTGATCTTGATCTCCCATACCTGAAAATATAAGATTTCCATCAAGGCCTTCTAAATGTGGTTTCACCGCTGGTTCTATTTTTTCTGGAAATTTTAAATGCATGACAGCAGACACTTTACAATTTGAATGTTTGTGTACAGGATTGTACTCATTTTCAAATTGATGAACAGTCCAAGCACTCACAATTCTACAGCCCCAGTTATAGCCATGTGGCCCATCTGGATAATTTTGATCTAGATATTCCCACATATTACCATTGGATAACATTGTTTCCCAATACTTCGTAGTCATGCCAACGAAATATTCCATCAAACCAGATTCAATTAGTATTTCTTGTGTAATGTAATATTCTTGTTGTATTTGACCTGCTAGTCCTGCACCAGCACTATCATGATTTACATCATCGAATATCTTATCTGTTAATTCTAATGTTGTTTTGAAAATGTCATCTGGGACTTTTGTGCTACAAACCAATGAGGCCCAAGGTGCATTTACATGCCAATTATCACCTAACTGCATCGTATTCTCCTATGTTGTTATTGAAACTTTTTTAACCATCTGATTAAGGTGAGCATTACACAAATCTCTCAGAATAACAACATCTTCAAGTGCCATCATTTCTACGGAAAATTTGTCTATCTCTATGTGTCCCTCTAAAGTTAGTGTTCTCTCTAATACTTGGCCAGGATTCATGTATTGTCTTGCCAAATCCCCAGTTGCAACAGATTGACCAGTTCTTGGATCTCTTTTCAAACCCTCATACAAAACCACTCGTCTGACATCAGCCGCAGCACCATATCCATGATCCATGTGTTCATTTGAGAAAACTCCTTGTTTAACAGCACCATCCTGACTAGTCAATGGATTAGCTCTACGAGATAGTGTTTCTTCGGGTCTAGACATTTTATGTTCAGACTCTTCACCCTCTAGATCTCTACGAGCTTCACGTTCCTTACGATCCCACTCCAACTCCATCTTGGCTTGTTCAAGAATCTTTCTTTGTTTGGCGATCTCCTCAGCAGTCTCTTCTCTTTTTACAGAATTTATTTTATCTTCTTTATATGCTGCTAATATTTCTTCACCACCTATATTCTCACCAATACCATGTTTTCTTCTCATCTCCTTGAGAGTGAGCCCATCGTATTCTTTTTCTCTTTCTCTTTTTTCATGCTTTACGACACCCTCATCATGAGTCTTTTTTTGTGTTTTAGCATCTGCACCTTCATTTTTATATTCCATTACAAATCCTTTTCTCTTAATTGTAATTCAGCCAAAATTTCTAAAATAATTTGATTACACTCTGCTCTATCAGAATATATTTCTGACCTGTCTCTTAGTTTTATCAAATCTTTATAATAATCCTTTAGGTCTTCAGTTAACCAACTGCCATATTTAGATTCCATCTGTTTTTATCCTTGCATGAAATCCCGAATCAAACATTCTCTTTGAAAATTCTTTAGCATCTTTTGGGTCATCGAAAAATCTTCTCTGAATCTCTTTGGGATCTGGTTCAACCCAATGAGCATTCTCTTTCATCTGAGCATGAGTATTGTTTCTTTTATCTGTAAACTTCCAGTATTCTACCCATGTATTCATATAATTATACCATGAGAAAAAGGTTTGTCAAGTAAAGAAACTCATAATATCGTTTTTACGTTCGTGCTTCCAACCAATCACGCTGAGAATACCAATCATCGGATCTAGGAAAGATTTTGAGAATTGTTTTTCATAATCGATATACTGTTTCAAATCAAATTCGTCAGGAAGGTTGTTCAACATAGCAATGACAGAATCGCCAGTTGGATTAGGTTCTTTCAGATAGGCATATTTGATCTTCTCACCTTCTTGAATCACAGGATATTTTCTAGTCAATCGTTTATTCTGAAGTATCTTATTATATATAAGAGATCCTTTCACATGAATCGGAGTTGACTTTCGATAAATGGTTGCTGAGTCATAATACTTAGCCAAACCTTTCACAGACCTTGGAAAAGAAATATCTTCTGCAGGAAAAGTATTGAACTCTGTTTTGAACTCTTCAATAAAATTGATCACATCATCTTCAGTTCCATTCATCATAATCTTGAAAGCCTTCTTCAAAGCATTACGACATGGTTCAGGAGTTGAACTCTTGACAGCCTCGATTCCCATAATTTTAAGTTTAGGTTCCTCATACTGAACACCCTCAGAATTATGGACATTCAGAACGTAATGTTTCTTGGCAACCCAGATACCAACATCGGCCAACACCTCTCTCTTCATCACCATCTTTTGTTGAAATGCATTGACATACTCTGCCATCTCACCATAACACTTGTCAATCACATCTTGGATCTTTCCATCACAAACTGTATCTAAGAACTTTATAATTTTATCAGTATCAGTCAATCCTACTTTTTCAACCATCTTCTCCATAGTTACATATAAAGAATCAGTATCAGAGGCAAGAACATAATCTTCATTATCAGTCTCTAAGACTTTATTGAGATATTCATTAACAGCCCTCTCAGCCCAACGAATAGAAAGTTGACCTGCAACAGATACAGCCTCAGCATTTCTCACATCGTAAAATCTAAACCATTGATTACCGAGAGCACCATAAGCTGAGTTGAGAGCAATCTTCAAGTTAATCTGCATATTGTGATACTGTGCCAACTTGTTTGTATCAGCAGACTTACCTTTCTTCTGTTCCTCAATCATCATCTTTTTGTATTTGACTCTATCGGTATACATCTTTTCCATAAGAGCAGGAAGAAATCCTTGTTTCTTACGAGTATACAATGAACCATTTGGAGTCATGGTCAAATTCTTTTCTCTGAGGAAATCTGTATCTACCTCACGATTGAGAAGTGGTTCTACCAATCCAGACTCTTCATGCATACCCACAATAGTCTCAGGAGAAATATTGTATTGCATAATCAAATGAGGATACAGAGAATTTAGATCGAAACTACAAACCCACTTGTGTCTACCGATTTGAGGATCTTTGACAAATGCACCCTCATAAGCCTCAGTTTTAGTCTCATGGACTTTTGGTGGAATCACCACATTTTGATTCCTCAAATGATTATGGATAATACAATCCCACATCTTTACAGGAGAAAATACATCATTGAAATTACACTTGGCCATGTATGCCAGAGAAATGATCATCTCCATCAATTTCATCTTCTCTTCAAGTCTTTCAACCAGAATTACATCATGAACATTGTAGTCTACAAATTTCTGATAATTTGTTTTATACAATTCATGAAGAGAAGCATATTCAGAATAATCTAATTTCTTTTCACCCAATTCAACATAGGCAATATGGTTCAAAGAATATCTCTCTTGATTCACATAGGTAAACTTCTTATAAGCATCCATGTAATCAATACTTGAAATTCCTACCAGATCGAATACTTGCTGTTTTCGATTACCAACAAGAGTTACTTCTGACTCTCTGAACCAACCCCAAGGAGAAAGTTTGTTAGCAATCTTCTCACCAAGAACATTCCGAATACGATTTACCATGTAAGGAATATCGAAAAATCTAGAATTCCATCCAGTAATGACATCTGGATAATTCATCATCCAATCATTGACAAACTCAAGTAAAAGATTTTTCTCATCCACACAAGAGATGTATTTAACTCCAGGCTGAGGATCATAACTCCCACATCCATAAACTCTGAAATCTTTACCCATCTTAATAGATACAGCCAGAACTTCTTCAGTAGCACTTCTTACATCTGGAAACCCATTTTCAGAACTGGTTTCAATATCGATGTATGCAACCTTAATCTTGGACATATCATAATTGACCAAGCCAGGAAACTTTTCAGATATGAAGGAGTATTGAAACTGATCAAACCCATAGACACTACCACCATATTCTTTTATGGCTTGTCTAGAATCTTTCATGGAACCCCATTTAACAGGGGCAACCATACGATTGTCTAAGGTTTTCCATTGAGGATTTTGTGGTTTGTGAGATTCCACAAACAGAGTAGGCTCGTAACGAATCTTATCTTGAAAAGACCTGCCGTCGCTGTCAACTCCCCTTAGTGCAATATAATTACCA